TTTCACTATTCGCATATTGCGATATGATCGTGGTCCATACATTAAACGGCGGAATGTCGCCAATTGGAGAAATTCCAATAATGAAACGGCCAATCTGATTCTGACCTGGCGCGGTTCCGGGCGGATATAAAGGATATGGAGGACCAGATTGACGCGGAGCGTTCCAATCTGGATTTTCCCAATACACACTCCAGTCTGGATCAGTCGGAGAAGGATATGTGGGACCAGATGATTGAGGCATTCTATATCCTAGCCGATTTGCACGATCACATTAGCCGCCGTGATCTCGGGTTCTTGATTGATGTTTAGGGAAACGCTCTCATTGTTCACCGCGCAACTCGTGATCGAAACTCCGCAAGTTACAGCCGCGCTTGATGCCGTTGTATCGAGGCTCGTCGAATAAACCCCTGCCCCGCCAGATACTCCGGAAATGAACCCCGTGATCGTCGTCCCTGTTGGAATTCCAACACCGGCAATTACGTCCCCAATTCCAATTAGGCCAGTGACCACTGACGCGGTGATCTGATTCGCGATATTGCGTGTCCCGGTGAATGTCGCGCCGGCAATCGTTAAGGTCTGATTGAGAATATAGGTTCCGATCCCACCTGCTCCGGTTCCAAGAGAGATGATTTGCACAGCGGCGGCTATCGTACCATTTGAATCGCCACCACTGATGAATTGACCTACGGCCAAGAGCCCAGAGGTAACGGCAGTGACATTTAACGTAGTGCCGGATATCGAACCGACGACAACCGCGCTCGCCGCATTGTTTGAACCTACCTGTATTGATTCGATAAGCGCCCATGCGCCCAAGATAGCGACGACGGTCACGTATTGAGCGCCAAGGATCGTCGAGCCGATTCGCGCACGCGGCGGTGACGGAACATTGTTCGCGGGAGAAGATGCGATTGTCGTCGATGGGACAGTTTGGGCAAGAGAGACTTGATACGTCCCCGCGTTTCCTTGTCCAGTGATTTCCTGATTAATAATTGTCCCTGGAACGACATTCGCGCCAGAAATAAGCTGACCGGGACCAATCGTGCCAGAAATTACACTTGAAACGGTCAATGTTGTCCCGACTATCGATCCGATGAATTCGGCTCCAGAATTTAATCCATTAAAAGACGATACGATTGCCGCCGCGATAAGTGTTTGTGCGTTCGAAGGGATGTTTGGCCCATTGAAGAGCGTCACCAGGAAATATATTTGAAGGCTTTTCGGCGTTTCCCATGTAATCGTATATTGTGGCGCCGGCGGTGAAAATGCCGGGTTCGGATCGGATACAACTTGCGTATTGTTTCCAGAATAAAGAGGGATGCCCGGCGGTTTTTTCTGCCAGATTGCTAAGGCTATTGCCGCAGCAGATCCCCCCGTCACGGCGATATAAAGCGTGTTCGCGGGGATGGAAATGCCACCAATTGTCGCCGGAGCGCTTGAAGGATTGTCCACCACATAGGCATCGAGAACGCCTGGAACATTCGAAAGGAGGGTTCCGAGCATCGCTGTGTTTGAGTTGACCGCATTCGACGCGATCGATTGTTGCCGCCGCAATTCGAACTGCTGCGATGATTCGGCATTATTCCCGACAGTGCCGCCAATAACCGTCGCCGTGTCCCATCCAGAAATGTTTTGATAAATCTGGACTGACGACGGAACCGCGATAGGTCCAGGGGTCAAACATGCGAAAGAAAGCGTGATCGTCCCACCTCCGGGAGGAAGTGTTCCAGCTTCGGTGCATTGATAAATATTCCCGCTAGAATCATAAACTGAGGCATATTGAGTTGGACCGGCTGGAAGTGTCGCACCTGAACCAAGACATTCTACTTCAATTACTGTCGGTTCAGCCGGAAGCCGCGTCAGAAAGTTTATTCTGGCGATAGCGTCTTGGCTTCTACCTTGTGCGAATTGTGGATCAAATTGCGTTGAGAAATATATCACGGTTTGATAGCTATTGTTGATCGCCGCCGCGAGGCTTGATGTAAGCTGACCTTGGGGAGTGTTTAGATTAAAATTGAATGTTACATTATAAGATATATTATAGTCTTGCTGCACGCCAGCAAGAATAGCCGGACCTGACGGCGTTATCGGCCCGGCGGTTCCCCAAGAAATCGGCGGAACAAAAGTCACTATCTTATTCTCCCTGTGGGATTATCACGAAGAAATTCTGGTAGCTAGTTTGTCCGGTTCCCTGTGCCACAACCTGAATTTGACCAGAGATTGCGCGATTGTCGAATGATGACAGGAAAACGATTGCCGTGGCAACACCGGGGACAGTGAGCGCCGCATTAACTAGCTGCTGTTTCAGCAATGGGAGATTGGGAACCGATCCGAGAATTGTCTGCCACGGGATTCCTATCTGAGTATTCCAATATTCTTCGCCAAGCCATGTCCGGACGGCGGACGCGGCATCTTGCGCGAGGTTATCCGGCGGTGACATGGGCGCAAGTGCCATGTTACCCGCGGCATCCACGGTCAAATCCCAGGTATCATCTAGTAGCATTGTCGCGAGGCCTGCCATTTACGTTCCCGGGGTCGGTGGTGCGCCATTGGATGGGTGTGTGTGAGATTGTAGCGTAACGCTGTCAGAGCCACCAGCGCCCGCTTGGATGGCTCCGCTCGCCTGTATCTGCCCGACGACTTTGAGGATGCCGCCGGCCGGCGTGAAACTTATGCCTTCCGCCGAAGTCTTGATGATATTCGAAAATCCATCCGTGATCGTCAGCGATCCGTCCGAACCAAGATTGAATGTCGCCTTAGTCGCCTTCCCGTTCAGAAATCCGCCGAAATAGAGCCCATCCGATATGTTGTTGCGCCGATAGCTACCAGGATTGACCTGAAGATTGGCCGTATTATTTGCGGATGCTTTTTTCAGAGCCGAGATGTCGACATCGGAGCAAGCCATCATGCCGACGTCGCCAATAGACGGGTCCATTGTGATCGACCAGCCACCTCCCTGCATTCGAAAGAACGGGATGCCATAGACCTTTGCGTTTGGCGTCGCGTTGCCGGAACCGTCGAGTTGATTCGTGAGGATTTGAACATCAACTGTTCCTGCCGGCCCTGGAGAGCCCGATCCAGGATGAACAGCGACGACCTGCACCATTTTCACCGCCGCGACCTTTGCGATCCTTTGCCGTATCATGAAGTCAACGGCATCGAACTCCGAATTTGAGTCATATGGGTCTGCTTGTCCATATCCAGTTTGGTTTTGGCTAGAAACAGTTCCTGCCATATCGTTCCTCACGTCACCGGCGGTAAAATGCTCTTAGCGTAGCTCGGATTATAGGCATACAAAGTTTGCGCCCATTCTCCCTTTGGATATAGCGAATCGAGGTCTAGATCGACTTTCCTAACCGCCCATTGAGACGGATACTGAGATGTCGGTTGTGCTCCCGATATTCCAGAAAGCAAGCTGCTACTCACCTTAATAAGGCTTCCCATGGTTATTTGTGGGTTGAATAACGTCTTGACGATTATCCCTTGTGTCGTCAAAGATGGATACGAAATCATGCCGTTTTCTGGCGAAATCGTCGGAACATTTGGTGTGTTGCGGTTGCCGCCATCCGGGAAAATAGAGAGTGTGGTTCCATTGATGATGGCAAGTTTGACGTTCGCATGCGCGCAGATATCTTTTGCCTGCTCCAGAAATGATCCAGTGAGGCTTGGAGATGAAATCTGAGCGGTGACACCATTGTTTTCGAATTGAAAGCCCATGGCCGTCGCGAGGCTCGAGACCACATCAGCGACATTGACGGTCCCTTGATATGAAGAAACCGTCGCCGGCGTCGTCGCTTGCGCGAGACCACTTAAAACCTCAAAGATGAATGGGACATTTGGCTGCGCCGAGAAGTCTGGCGTTGCCGAAATGATCGTCCCGCCGAAGATCGTCGAAAGGCCGCCGTTCGCATCTCCGGCCTGGATTGTGAGTTGATTGCGGGTGACTTGATTGTAGACCATTCCCAGCGTCGTCAACTGGTTCATGAGGCTTTGCGTCATGCCGTAGACTTTGACCGTCGCCCTGCAATTGACCGACGCGCCAGCATTTTTGATCCGAACCGATATCCTCGACCCTGAGAGCGTGACCGTGCTCGTCCCGCTTTCGGCAAAGGTATTTGGTTGACCAGTTCCTGCGTTGGTCGCGAGCTGTACGGTTACAGACAAAAGTTTTTGGGTAAAACTCATCCGGAGAATCCCAGCGTGGCGAGATCATCCGGCGCGAGATATACGAGTTCGAACCTAGACCCGAGGCCGATAAATACCGGATCGGACGTGCCTTGCTTGTCGTTGAAGACGAGATCGCCTTCGAACCCTATGTAAGCATCCACAACGATCCTAACCAAATTCTCGCAAATCACGCATGAAAGAAGCAATTCATCCGAGACATAGAGCGTCAGGAATAGCGCCATGTAGAATTGCTGCACGTTAATCGTGCAGCTTTGTCCATTCAAATTTATCTGAAGCGTCTGGTTTGGGATTGGGAGCAAAGGGACGGTTTGCATTAGTTAACAGCTCCCGGAACGATATTCTGCTGAGTCGAATTAGTCGTCGTCTGCGGCTGTTGAGCCCCATTCGATTGCTGTCCAGCGGCTCCCGGCTGTTGAGTGTTGCCAAAATTAGCGCTTGCGGTTACAGGGATTTCCTTGAACCACAAATCAACTGAGATTAGCGAGACGCCATGCTCGGCCGTCCGGCGCCAGTTAATGTGCGTGCAGTTGACGGAACTGAACACCATTTCCGGCGTTACGACATCAAACAATGAGAAGCTATTTGAGATCGCCATGCAAGTTTGAAGGAACGCTTGCCGATCCGAAACCGAACCTCCTCCAGCCAAGCGCAGCTTCACATCGAAAGGCATCGTTACCTTATCATATGCTTGAAAAGCTCCTTGTTCCTGTGGATAGGTCGAGATCGGCCATTCTTGGGCATATTCGAACTCGACGGTCGACGCAATGCACGGCGAAATGTTTGGCGATCCGGCAACCGATGAGACTGACGCCACAGCGGATAATGCCGAGATCAGCGAGCCGCCGCCATATGGAGTGGCCGGGGTGATGACCGGCGACCCATTCAAATACACGCCCCATGATGGCGCGGTCAGAGAGCCCAGCAAAAGATTGGCGGCGTCCTCGACCAAAAGTCCGGCATCATTGGCGAAGTCGGTGAAGCTCATGCAATTTGTCCAAAATTGGCACTTCCGGCAAGGATAGCAAGCTTGAGATCATTGTCCACAGCTTGGGCGATCGATTTTGAATCGGTCGCATTTGGCGCATTCACGTGAACATCTCCGACCGTAATGGTTGTGTTCTTATCACCCCCGGCGTAATTCGCGCCTTGGGCTCCCATGACGCCCGGCGACATCCACGCTCCCGGCCCAGGAATTCCGGTCTCTAATCCTGGCTTAAAAGGAACTCCTTGCGTGTTATTCGTGAACGCATGATTCCCAATCATCAGTGCATTGTTTCGATTTAGACGTCTCGCCCACGCAGCAGTCGATGCGCCCGGATTTGCATAATAGATCGAACCCGCCGTTGGATCGTTTAATTGGCCGGCATAAAGGCGTCTGGCCACATCCATTGCCGTCGCCGATGGCTGTCGCGGCGTTCCCTGAAACTCTTGCCCACCGCGTGCATAGGCCTGAGAATAAGGGTCCGCTCCAAATCCTCCGAAATTGCTTGCCGCCCGATTCCCCATAACAGCGCCAACAGCTTCCATGCCGAGACGTCCTTCTCCACCGGCCTCCGCTTCGATCATCGCAGCCACAGCGCGAATTTTTTGTTCATCAGATGAAAATCCGGAAATCTTCTTTCCCGAGGATGAAGTTTCTCCCTTAAGACGTTTAGCCATTTCGCTATAGGTGTTTTTTCTTCCATAAAGCTGATCAGCGGTTTCATTTAGACCCATGGAACGAAGAATGTGCTCGGAACTTCCAAATGCTCCATGCAATGTCTCGCCGCTGCCAATAACTCCTTTCATCTCTTTCATAGCGTCGCCAACGAACGGAATTTTCTCAATCAATGTGCCGAAATCTTTGATAAGAGATCGAACCGTGATTAATATTTCAGAGAATGTATCAAGCATTCCTTTTAATGCAGGAAGAAATGGTCCGACTATTTGACGAGTTAAGCCTGTAAATGAATCGCCAAGATCAGCTAACGCATGCTGATATTCCTGCGCCGCCTTTGTATTGGCTTCTGTGACCGGAACTAATCTTCTTCCCTCTTCCAAAAGCTCTCGAACCTTTGGCAATCCTTGGATCAAAAGATTGATCATGTCCTCATTGATGCCAGGGAGGAGTGACAATCGCCCCGCCGCCGTGCGCGCATCCATCCCAGCGACAGCCGCCGAAATGTCCTTATAAATCTCCGAGGCGGTTTTCAGTTGGCCGTTGGTCTTATACATCGTCACGCCAAGGCTCTGGAGCACCGGCAGCACGTTCGACTCGCCGGTCTGGGCAAAGCGCGTCAGTTCCCCATTCATGCCACCCAGCGCCGCGTTAGCGGATTCCGTGCTACCTCCCATCGTCTTGATGGCATGCTGCCATTCGACGATATCTTGAGCGCTAATTCCAAGGGTGAGGGACAACCGACCAGTACGCGCATCCATTGATGTCAAAGCATTGACTGCTACGCCGACCTGTTCTCCAACAATCGCGAAAGCACCGAGCGCGGCAATCTTTTTTATGCCTTCGAAGAAATCCAGTGTCTTCGCGCCAGACTGTTCGATATTCTTGGTGCGGCGGGTGAACTCCGTCTCAAACTTACGGAGTGAATCGGCAGCTTTTCTCTGGCCGGCATCGAATTTGGCAGGGTCCAAGCCGAGCGTAATTACGAATTCGTCGAGGACTGTCGCCACTTTTTACCTCTTCGTTTCCGCCTGCCTCTTCATCATTTCCATAACGACGCGCTCATTATGCTTATTCACCATATAGACTTCCAATAAATCATACAAATCTTCCACGGAATAATCAGTTTGTAAATCTCTCAAGGTAACTACAGGTCGATCCATTGAAAGTGCAGATGCTATGCTTGCTGGGACGTTTGCATATTCGGCGAGAGTTGCCGCGCCATGATCGCCGAAATCAATTTCGAGATGGCGTCGGCCGGACAGAAACCCGAATGTAATTTGATTACCTCCGATCTGAGCCACATTCTTGTCGCGACTTCCTCAATATCATCGTCGCTGATAATCGGCGAGGTGACGGGGAAGTTCGTCTGCGGGTCACGCTTCTTCGGATCGCGAATAATCTGAACGCAATCGAGAAGCTCATCCATGATCGGGATGACTTCTTCAGCCTGTATTTGACCCCTAAGGAATGTGTCGACGCCGAGCATAAAGATGCCCTCCATACCCATGCCCTGGACGCCCACGACGTCGATCTTGCCGCCGCCCCGATTGTAAGCGAGCATCGCACGCAGAGCCCACTTTTCAGCCCGGTCCGCTGGCCATTCCTCGATCATAAAAGTTTTTCCTTTATCTCGGCCGCAATAATTCGGTGCCGAAACGACTGCCTTTTTGCGCACGTCAGCCTCTTCTCGTCGGTCTCAGTGTTGGATAGTCGGGATCAGAAGATTTATTGTCGGCTGATGCGACATTTAGAGGAGGCCCGCAATCCACTGGCGTCAAAAATTCAACCCGAGTGACTTTGCCGCTCGCTGCGTCGAAATCGATAGCCTTGACCACCGGACAATATTCACGGCTCCCATGATCCTCGCCACACCAGCGGCAAGAAACGGTTTCTTTGGCATCGCGCATCAATTCGCCGCGGGTGAAACGAGATTCCAGACGATGCGATAAGTTCTCGGCTGCAAAAGCTTCTTAACCTCGGGCATCGACGGATATTGCTCAAGACCGCCGTTAGAACAAGCCAGTTTCAGACCAATCGAGGGAAGGTAAATAGTCCCGCTCAGCGTGTAGACATCCCCAATCGCCTGTTGCTGCGCATTGATGATGTCAAAGAACGCATTCGAAGCGCTGTTGGCCTGCAAATGGATATTCTGAACGCGCTCTGTCCAGACGAAACCGAAGCTCAAAACGCCATCGACGCCCATATAGCGCTCCAATATGGTCGCGGCATCCATGCCGGTCACATTGTCTGCGCTGAAGCCCTGGAGTTGCTGTGGGACGGGAAACAGCGTCGCTTGCGATAGCGTGATGACCGCATTAGCGCCTGTGAGAGAAGCAACCATTTTGATCCCCTTACGTGAGCGCGACGGAAGACAAGTCGATCGATTGGACGCTACCACGATCCAAATAAAAGAAGCTAATCGGCCAAGGCCCTCGCGTCGATCGAACAGTCGGCGGTGGGACATTCACTTGCAAATAATAGCCTATAGTCTGGATCGACGAGGCCGCGTCCAATCCTGCGACTTCATTGATATAGGCGATCTGAGATGACGAAAGATTACCCGGTCCATAAGCGCCAAAGATAAGTCCTTGGCCAATAGGACCAGACATCGATTCCTCGATAATCGAAGCTCCCGCCAGCGAAAACGGAATAGAGGGCACATTCTGAAAGAGCGTTAGAAGTGTGATTTGGAATAGGCTGTTAAGCCAAATCTGATTTTGGTAACTGTCCATCCATGCGAATGGTCCGGTTATTTCACCATTATAAGTCCAATCGAATGTTGATGCGCCGGTGGCATAGGCTCCATAAAAATTGTAGCCATTGGCCGCGAGATTTCCCGCGGTGGTCGGGTCGGTGACATTCGCCAGAATTCCCGCCTGTTCCCGGAAAGCGAAGGTCGTGCGCCCATTGGTGGCGTTGTAATTGATCGATGCGGCGACGCCAAGAATGAAGGCGGCCTTGCCATCATCTTCGGTCTTGCCGCCTTCCCATTCAAGCCATGTTCCCGAATTTTGGTTCGCTTTGAGGATTTGACCGAGACAGGAAGGCGCATCGCTCGAACTCGCTGGACTTTCGTCCGGGTCCCAACAAACATAACCGAATCGATTGCCGCCTAATGCGCTGTTGTTCCATGCAGCAAAGGCTTGCTTCTGCGTATTCCCGACGCCCCCATCGGGATCAAAGATCGTCATGAAATTAACCCACGCCTGATTGACAAGAATCAGAGCGTTCATGAAGGTTCCTGGCACCGCCGCCGCCGCTCCTTGGGAAAGAACGGCTCCGGTCGCCGAGGTCAAATTCAGGGACGCGGCTAGAGTTCCCGTCGCATAAGCGGATGTCGAAGCAACGCCGGTAATGCCAGACGTGAAAATGAATCCGCCGGTCGTCGAATTGTAAGAAACGGTCATTGGCGTTGCTATGGTCGTGAATGCGCCACTCGCGACATCTTGCTGCACGCCGGCAGTCTGATAAGTCCCGACGCCGCCTGTAGGGTCTCCGGTGAGTTGCGCCGTGATGATCGGACTGCCTGTTAACCCGGCATTGACGAGCGTCTGCCCAACGGCGATTGTCGGGCTGCCGCAAACGGTGACATCAAGAACCGTTGAAGTGGACACCATGCTTCCACTGGCGATCCCTTGTGCGGTGATGCCGCTGAGCTGATAAGTCCCGGTTGATCCCGTCGTCCCTGTGAGCTGCGAGATGATAACCGCGTTCGCCGCTACCGTGGTGACGATATCTCCGGCCGAAAGCAGGCCCGTCACGCTCGTAGCGTCCAGCACCGTGGACGTTCCAGTAACGGTGGCACTCGTCATATTGCCGCCGGTCGCCGGGGCGCTGAGTTCGAATGTCGCGCCGACGCCACCGCCCGGCGTGCCGGTGAGTTGCTTGACGATATAGCAACCCGCGGGCAATGGGTGGCTGCCATCGGTTCCCGAAACAAGGTCGCCGGCCGAAAAATAACCATCAGTCAGGGAACCGAACGTCAGCGTAGTTCCTGTCGTCGTGCAGGTGGCGGCATGTCCGCCCATCGACGCCGTTAGCGCCGCGCCCATCGACGCGGTGAACGAAGCCTCGGTCGGATTGGTGAAAGCAGCTTGAATCGCATTGGCGATTGCTGTTGGCGTTGGATCGCCGGCAAAACTGATGGAGCTGATCACATGCGGATAACCGTCCATCACGACGGTCAACGACCCAGACAAGGCTTCCAATTGAGTTTGGCTCAGCGTGATCTTTGCGCCGCGCAAATAGGCCGGAACTGCTTCGTTATATTGAGCGATGTAAAGAGTTGATGGGGAAATCGAGGCTCCTTCATAGCCGTTGAAATAAATCCCGGCTTCTGTCGCTTCGTATGAAGCCGCGCCGAAATAGCCTTCTACGGCGGCCTGATTCGGGAACGAGAGGACTGCCCCGATCGGAACCAACGGATTTGTCGTCAGCATCAAGCCGGCGCCATTCAGACCTGTGCCACCTACTCCGAGGACGCTCGGAATGACATTGACAATTTCACTTGCGGGGATCGTCAAGGCTCATACTCCGAGTTGGTCGTGATCTTGGAATTTGCGGATTTGTAACACGAAACGGCCTACTCGCGCAAAACATCAAATAGGATATGACGCCTCTACGCTGACAAATGTTGGATCGACCGAATCGGCGAATGTTTGCGGAACCTGAATCGTTTGCTCAATTTCAAGATGGATGTCCAAAACATATCTCCACTCATATTGTGATTCGGCATTCACAAATGGCCTTTGTGCCGGATCATCAGCGTAAAGTGGAACCACTCCATTTAATGGAGGCGAAAGACCGGCAAAGAAATTGACGCCGAATTCATCGCGTAGCGCGGTGGAGACAGTCTGCGCAAAGTCCCCTGCTGTGGTATCGGATGTATGAAAATCACATTGAATTGTTGATGCGGCATTCTGCGTTAATGTCTTCCATCCGGCGCTGAGTGCTTCACTAAGAATACTTTGCGAATTGGATAGAAGATAAGTTCCGATTCCTCCGCTACCGGTTCGTGACGCGATAATTTGTGTTCCAGCAGCAACTCCTTCGCCAAACACGGACGCTCCAACCAATATTCCCCCGGTTTGGACTTCGGTCACAATCAATAGATTCGCGGCAATTGATCCGGTGAATTTGACATCCTGAACGCTATCGACGTTCGTCGCCAACCGATCAAATCGGATAGGTGTCATCACGACAAAAAAGGGATTTGCTGGCTCCGCCGCGCGGTTCGGTTGGCCCGCGATGATATCCACGCCAGTCGCCAGCGTGACGCCAGTTGGCGCTGATCCGAGAGTTTGCGAGACCGAAACCGAATAGGTTCCAACACCGCCTGCGGTTCCGCTGATTTGAGATAGAATCGTCGTTCCCGGCGCGGCCCCAAGGACTGGAGAATAAAGTTCAATCGTGCCCTCGATGATATTGCTCACCGTCAGCACGTCGCCTGTGATCCATCCCGAAAACACCGCCGGAGGATCGCCGCTGAAAGGTCCGGGCAAAATTTCATACAAAAAAGCCGAGAGAGCGGCCTGAACCGTTGATTGACTGAGCGATATCGGAGAGGGAATAATCAATAGACCTCCCACGCATTGCAAACGGTGCTCGATCCTGTCGCGATGGCATAAACCGCCGCTGTCACAGGGAGCATGATCGAACTGCCTGCTGGCAACTGTGGCGATCCCGCGAATGTCACCCCGCTACCGCCCAGAGCGACAGTCGCCGCGCAAATGATCGCAACACCCACTCGACCCGTTCCCGGAGTGCCTATGCGCGCGGCGACCAACAATGTCGGCGACGTCGTGACCGTCACGGGCGCGGGACCGGTGAAATTTCCAGATCCGACCGGTGGATATATATCGTTCGCGGCATTGGCGAAGTCAGGCAAAGCCAAAAGAGATGCGATTAACGCCAATGAAAATGCTATTTTTCTCATCATCATGATCCATCCTGCGCGGTGATTAATATCTTAACCCATCCAGCGCTAGAAAACCACGGCTCGACAGGTTGCTCAACCAACCAGACAGAGCCATCCGGCAAAACAACCAAATCGCCGCCTCGAAGCGTCACTCGAACAATTCCCTTAATGTCGAGACTGGCATAAAGAACGCGATGCGAACCTTGCAAATTCAAATAATCGGTATGTCTTAGATCGCTGGCGCTTTGAGCCTGGATTTGAGCCAAAATCGTCAGCGAAGTCGTCATGGCTTCCGACGCCACGGTTTGTTGCTGAGTGAGGCTATAGAGGCC